TGTCCCCAGCGTTGATGTCCCCAGCGTTGATGTTCCTAGCGTCGATGTTCCTAGCGTCGATGTCCCAAGCGTCGATGTCCCCAGCGTTGATGTCCCCAGCGTTGATGTTCCTAGCGTCGATGTTCCAAGCGTTGATGTCCCCAGCGTTGATGTCCCCAGCGTTGATGTTCCTAGCGTCGATGTTCCTAGCGTTGATGTCCCCAGCGTCGATGTCCCCAGCGTCGATGTCCCCAGCGTCGATGTTCCTAGCGATGATGTTCCCAGCGATGACCTTAATAGAAGCACTAATACTAAAAGAACACTCAAACTTCACATCTCCTTCTATTTCAAGAACACCATTTTTAATATCTTTCTCTATTTCACTTTGTGTTTTATATACTTTCATTTTCTTATTCCAGCTTGCGAGCTGGGGTGATTATTTATAAAATTATAATTACTATGGTGATTGGAAGCATAAATAAACCAATAATCCATAGTGACGTTTTAAATTCATTTTCTGCATTTATAGCCTTATTCAAACAAAATCCAATCCAAGATATAAGTCCTGCAATCAGTATAATCAATTCTATTTTTTTTAATATTTCCATACGCTGTTATTGGTTAGCTCACTTGATAATATCTATCGTCTTGTAATTTCCTTAGACAGGCATAGTTTAGACTTTTTAAGAATATTTCGCCTTCGTTTTTGTAGGCAATCTCGTTTAACATTTTGCGGAAGTTTTTGTCCTTGATTTGACCTCTTTCTAACCTCTGCTCTTTTGTTGAATTATCGTGTATCATTTTAGTTTGAACAAGTCACAATAGAAGTATCGCAACTTATATTCCAATTACTCTCCATTCCCGACCAGATAATGAGAGTTAATATTATGACTGCTATTATTACTATGAATGCTTTCAACATATATTTTTTATTTAACTAATAATCTATAAGACATTGAAACTTACCTAATTATTATACCATGTATTGTACGAAATGTACAATCATATAACCTGTTCATAACTAAAATAAGGTTGGATGCTGATATTGATTATCGTACGTATCCCAATCAACCATTGGAAAGACAACTTTAAATACTCTTTTGATTGGAGCATATATTTCTTTAACCCAATAATATTCAAAATCAACTGTTCCTGTTAACTCTTCTGGTAGGCATGCTTCATTTCGACCATTTTTATTAATAATAAAGTAATCTAATCTTGTTCCCATCTTCTTCGCACTTAAAACAATTGGCAATATCTTTTGCTCTGCCAATAAACGAGCAACAAATCTTTTATTAACTGAATCGACCTTGTATTCATCAAGCGCTTTTGAAATTCTGATATGCTTAATAAGTTTTTCTGTTGGCACTTTATTGTTATATATCAAATGCTGAATCTCCTTAATGTATGCAATTAATTTATCTGGTGTCAATCCAGCATCGAAGACAAGGCTAATTGCTTTAATATATGTTTCTCTTCCAAAAGAAGTATTACTTTTTTGAACGTCCGTTGTCCCTCTTGAAAAGAGCATATCTACAATTTTGTCATCTTTCATCTCTAATAAGCCACTGTATTTTTTCTTCTCAAGCATGATAAATTTCTTAAATCTCTTTTCATATTCAAGATAAACAATGTTATGCAAAAGACCAAAATCTTCATTAAGAGAGCTGTTTAAAACCCTGTTAATTGTGTTAATACTCTCATCGAAATTGTCAATTCCTGTAATGAAAATTGAGTCAGTATCTCCATAAATAACTTTAAGCTCTAATTGTTCGGCAGCGTATGCACTTTTCTTATTAAGAAATTGCCCAGTCATTGTTATCCCCTCAGATGTAAATTTGTTGAAGTATCGAGATGCTTTTTCACAAGTGATGCCGAACATTGAATTTCCTAACTCCTTATACACTCTTTCATTGGCGTATGTAGTATTGTATTCTGATGTATCTAATTTTAATATTTTAAGCTTCTTTTTATATTCCCCGCGGATATCAATGAACGACTGAACAATCTGTGCAATAAAACTATCTTTATCTTTTCTAAAAAATGCGTTATTTGCTGTTTGCAAATATTCGTTATTTGGGTCAAGCAATTTTCGTTGCTCTGCTAAAAATAAATTCCATTCTTCATAATTCTTGTCTTCAATTTTATGACCATTTAGAAATTTATTAAAGGCAATTGAGCCCTCTTCTGTTTTCTTCATATCAAGGACATCAATGCCAATATTCCATCCAACAATAATCGACGGATATAGGCCTTTAAAGTCGCAGATATGTACTTTGTCATAGAAACCTTTAATAGGAGTTTTAACATATCCGCCCGCAACTTCAACTGTACGCATATCTTCCAATTCCAGTTTAGATGCTTTTGAATGTAAAATGACACCTTTTTCTTTTGCTTGCCTAAGAATATAATTATCAAGCAATTCTCCAACATAGAATTTATTTAGATGCGAATATGTTAACTTGCATTCTGCAACCATTAATGAGATGATTTTAAGTTTTTCATCAAGATTTTTAAGAAGAATCGCATCGTTTAAGTTGTACTCTAACAAAAGCGGAAGATTTGTCTTATATAATTCATGAATCTTTTTTCCTTCAAGCTCTGTTTTTGTTTCATTTAAGAAGAATTTTGCAAATGTATTAAGCTTAAAGTTTGCAAGCCCGATATGAGTTGCGTCATAACTGTAGAGCTTATGTGCTCTTTGAAGCATATCTAAATGAATAATCGTTTTCCAATTATACTTAATTCCATACTTCTCACAGCGTTTTTGGATATATGGCAAATCAAACTCTTCTGAATTCCAACCTGCAATAATGTCATACTTTTCAATTGTTCGAACAAACGATTTTAATATCTTCTCTTCATTTCCAGCTTTTTGATATGTCTTACCATTAATATCACAAGCAGACCAGGATAAAATTTCATCCCGACCAATCTCAATATTTCCAATGCTATCATCAGTCTCGATGTCAAAATATAGAACTCTAAGGTCGTCTTCAATTTCAATGTTATTATCAATTAGATAGCGTTTCGATTTTGACAAATCAAATTCAAACAATGGAATATTTTTAAGATAGCATTCTTCTCGAAATGACTCTATACTATAATTGTCACGCTCTTTTCTTGCAAAGACCTTCGAATATTCGCCAAGATTATCTCGCCTGATTAACAACCCTTGACGTTGATATGTTTGAATCATATACATATTAGCATCAATATCTTTACTGAGCATATAAAAATAATATGGCGGATTTTTAATATAATGAGATTTTCGCACGCCGTTTTCTTTATAAACAATACAAATATCATCACTATGCGGAATATCCCAAGCGTTTATGCTTTTCATGACAATGTCGTTAGCCAACGAGTAAATTTATAATCTTCTGGAATTGATGTAAAGTCTAATGCTCGTAAAAACTTAACTTCGCCAGGCCCAGATATCGGTGGACAATCAACATCGATATATTCATCATTCGGCAATAATGCTATCATTTTAAAATGTTTTTCATACACATGCAAGCTATCTACAAAGTGGACATAGTTTCCATAAGCTAGGTCTGGATAAAATGCTCTCAGTGCATTTAAAACCATCTCATGCAAGAAGCTAAATGCTGGAGCGTCATTGCCTAGTCCATAAATGCAATCTTGTGAGCGCATGTGAACAGTCATGTTAAGTGTATTATTTCGAATTCTAAAGTTTAAAGCATACGTACATGGGATATCATTTGTATCAGACGCAAGATGGTCTTTTGTCAATAGCATAATGCTTGCTCTTCGAGAGTCTTTGTCTAACGCAAGAGTATTGACGACTCTATCAAATTGATTTTCTTTTCCAAAGAAGTATTGCCCATAATTTGAGTTAAATGAGCCATCTTTGTTCATTATCGATTTCCATAATGTTGCATGCTCGCAAATTGATGAGTCAAATTTATCCCCTCGAAGGTACCAACAAAACTCTTGCTTAATATAATTGATGTTAAGTTTACGAGCTTTAAAATTTGCAAACCGAACAAATGGTGGAAGAACATATATCGCATTTTGAATTTCTTTTATCAATTGTCCCCTAGGAGAAGAATACTCTCCGTCGATATTTATTTTTCCATATATTTGCCTAAAAGGCTCTTCACTATTTTTCATTTGATGTAAGTCTTACTAAATTAATATTGGATTTTTTATCAAACACATCTTCAAATTCCATAGAATCCATCCCCCATAAAATTCCAAGGTTGAGCACAAACTTTAAGCAATCAATAATTTCTGTTTTGACATCTTCAAGTTTGTATTCTTTTTCATATTTATGATACTTTTTGTACTTTAACGCTTGCATTACTTCAGCGACCTCTTCATGAAGATACAAACAGAATTGTTTTGTCGCTTCGACTTTATCTTCGTATGACATTAAATCAGGATTGAACGATGGGTCTATTTTTTGTTGAAGTTTCAATTGAAACTTTATCATCTCGTCTAATTTGTCTTCTTGCATAATTAAAATAACTTTAGCTGAATTTCTAATGGGACTCTGTAATAAGGCTTATCATTAAAACTTCCTTTTTTCTCTAATAATTTAACGTCCCCCCGGTCAATTGCCTGTTGTAAAAAAGCATGTGAGAGTCTTCGAATTTTAATTCCATTTCCAACTCGATATGGAATTTGATATTCATCGAATTTGTTAGAATCAACAGTTTCTTTAATTAAAAACAATGTATTATTAAAGATAATTTGGGGGCGGGGGTACGTATAAATCATAAAGAATTACTTATTCAAATGATAATTTACTCCGCTTTCACTTAAACCGACTTTATCTGCAATCTTGCTAACAGTCATTCCTTTTTCTCGTAATGCAAATATCTTACTTACTTTCTTTTCGCAATTAGCTCGTGTTGTAACTACTTTATTATTTTTCATCTGTTGTATTTAGTTTGCCATTAGCAGCAAGCTCTAAAACTTTTATAATATTCTCTCCTTTGATATGCATATATATTCGTCCATTGCGTGTTTCTACAATAGGATTAAATAATGCAATCCACTTCTCTTCTTTTAAACGCTTACTAAACGTCATTGCGCTTGCCCATGGAAGCACTTTCATGTCTACAAGTTTTCGTGGTGAATAATATGCTGTTGGATTAATTTCTTCTATTGTCATCGCGTTCTTTGTAGTCATAATTATTATTTCATCTCTCGTTTGCATTCTTCGAGTAAAATTTGGATATATCCAGTCTTATGCTTTTTTGGAATATCAAATCCTGCATTTCGCATTTGTCTAAGCATATACATCAACTGCGGCCTGTTTATTCCAATAGCAGTCGCAATCTCAGTAATTGTCGACGTCTCCCAAAGAGTTGCAACTTTCTTAATATCTGCCTTTGTCCACATATGAGAGCCTTTCTCTAATTTCATATAAGTTTATTCATTTAATTAATAATATCGACCTATTTATCATCAATCATAGGAGCAGAGTCTAAATACTCTTTATGGGCTTTCGCATCTGGAATTGGCACCCCTGTCTGTGCCGAAATTTTATCCATATACTCTCCAAATTCTCCCTTTTTTAATGATGTTGTTGAACGTGGGATTTTTATTTCTTTCCCCATGACAGTTATAAATACAGGAGTCAATAACGTTCGTCTAAAGTATTCATGAAGGTCATTTGAGTTGTTTCCAGTCTCTCTTTCTATAACGCCTAAGTATAACCAATAAAATGAATTCTGACTTAGCGTTCGTGGCTTTACTTGTTTTTCAATTCGAAACAACTTTCCCTCGTTATCTTTTAGATGAGCATGAAATCGGGCTTCATTATATGGAGTTCCAAAATCAAGTTTGCCATCTTTTGCTGTAAATATAAAAGCTGTCATAAGTTAAAATGGAATATTTTCTGGGTCAATATATCCGTCATTATCATCATCTAGATTAACAACTGGAGTCTCGTCTTTATCTTCCTGCTTCTTGTTTGTTGCTTGTCCAAGCTTTGTTAACTCTCCATATTCATCAAGTTTCCAACCATCTGGAACGAAGTAGGCAACAATAACTTTCTTTCCGCCAATAATCGTTTTCTGCAAAAGACAATTGACTTCCTTGCCAATCCATTCAGTGCCTTCTTCTCCATAATCATCGATTAACGCATTAATAGACTTTTGGTTGAACGCAGTTTTCTTTTCTCCATTTCGAGTCTTAATCTTAAAGTTTGTTTGAGCGCCCCATTTTCCTTCTTCTTCAACACCAGCATTTAAAAGAATAATTTTATCTCCATCTTTTAAATCTGCTTCAAACTTTGCTCCATTATATTCATATGCTTCCTTTGATGCAAACCCAACACCATCGCTAACCTTTTTTTTATACTGTGGCATAATTATAATTGTTTAATTTGTAATTTAATATCTTGCGATATTGCTAATAATTTTTGTTCGACCTCTTTTACAATTTCAAGTCCAGCTTTTGACAATCCTTCTGGAGCCTTGATTGTTCGAATTAATTCTGCATATCCGAGCAGCTTATCTTTTTCTGGAGCCAGCTTTGCCTCTCTTTCCAATCTATCTTTTTTCTCTTGTTCGATTCTGGCATCTTTTTCTTTCTGCAGTTTCTCATCTTCAAGCTTCTTCTTTTCATCTTCAATCTTTTTTAGTTTAGCAACCTCAATTTTTTTTTCTAGTTGACGCTCTTTTTCTTTCTGAATAGCTTCATCTTTAAGCTTTTTATTTTCAATTTCTTTTGCTTCTTGTTCTTCATCAAATTCTTTCTTTGTTTTTGCAAAGAATTTTAAAAGATATTGAAACTCATCTTCTGTTGACTCAATTGTTAACGTTTTTTCAGTTGCTCCAAAAAAGAATTTATATTGAGCTAATTCAAATCGACGTTTTTCCCAGAGAGAATACTTCTTTTCATTTTCAATCTTTAAAAGCTCTTCTTTTCTACTCTCTTCTATCTTCTGCTCATATGATTTCTTTACAGCTACTAGAAGTGCTGAGAAGGCTTCTGGAGATAGTTCTTTATAGTTGTATAGAGTTATATCCTCCACGTATTTTGATAACTCTAGACCTCTCTCAGCCTCAACTTTTGCTTTTCTTTCTTCTTCATATCGTTCTGCAAACTTTTCTTGACTTTCAAGTGTTGCTTCTAATGGCACAAGTTGCTCTTTAAGCATTCTTGCAATTCCATCAATAGCATTACTTTCATTCAAAGAACGCTCTTTTAATTGCTTTCTTGTCTTCTCTGCTTCAACTCGAATGTCTTTAAGCTGAAGACGAAACTCTCTCGCCTTTGACATTTCTTCAGTTTGAGTAATATCAGTAACATTGATTGCTTTTGCATTATCAATGATTGAATCTAATGACTTAAAGAATGGAACAAATTTGCTAACTAAAAACTGAGCTTGCGTTTGTTCAATCCCATTTTCCTTAATGACAATATCTAAACTTTTTTCATTAAACATTATAGTGTTATAATTGTTGATAAAATACTTTCGACCTCTAATAAAAATGCTTTCTCTGCTTCTCGTGCTTCATTAACATGTTTGCCTAAACTATCACGAGTAACTTCAATAATATGCATTGGATGGATTTTAATATCTGGATGATATGCGACAAAATATAATTTCTTTAACTTTTCATTAACGACAAAATATTGAATGACTTGCCAGTAATATTCGTCTGGAACAAGATTTGTTAACCATATCTTAACGTAATTCTTTCCGCCTGGACATTTAATTTCAATTGCTGCTTCATCTCCAATCAAGCCGTCAGGGCTCTGAGCAATTCCGTAGACGTTATCGTCTTCACAAAAGCCTGTCCTATCAACAACAATATTCTTTTCAAACTCGAACATTGTGATTGCATCAGGCTCAAGCCTTGTTCCACGAGCCATTGGATTTTCTTGTTCAACTTCTGCTTCAACGCCAAGGGTCAGTCGTTCAGCAATAATTTCATAGATAGCGTCTTGCCGTTTTGACGAAGTTCCCATAATGGACTTTAAAACAGTCCCAGTAACCTTGCCCTTTCGCAGAAAATGCCATTCAGCAGTGCCTTGTTCAACATCATTGTATTGTTTCATCGTATATTTTTATTGTCATACTTTCTATGACAACTTGCACATAATTGATAATAAAAATCCTTTGTTCGCCCTCCTTTGTCATGATTTTTAGAGGCCCATTGACAATTCTTTTATAAATTCCGCTAGGCATATTTCTTTTTCATAGTCTCCTTAGCTTTTAATATCTCACCATCTCTTCGTTCATCTTCAGATAAATTTAACCAAACTGTCTTTAATGCTTCCAAAGAATTTGACTCCATAATCTTTTTGACAGCATCTGCAGATTTATAAATTTCTCCAACATTAGCAATTACATTTGCATAATATTCTTTATGCTCATCTAAAAACCAATTTCGCCATTTTGTAATATATTCTTCCATTTGCTCGGAAGTCATATTTATTTTATCCGCTGTAAGCATTGATATTGCAGCATTTGTAGCATTAAAGAAAGCAATTGATAATCCTTTTCGAAACTGAGCGTCCTTTATAATTTTTTCTTCTGTTGCCATAATTAGTGAAAATGTAAAGTTATTGCGACCGCTAATCCAAACATTAATAATCCTAAAGCTTGGACTTCTGATGGACTGTAGAGCTGTTCTCGTCTAGACCAAATGAAGTCTTTTAAATATGCTTGTTTCTTTTGTAAATAATATTTGCTCTCCATAAAAAATTAAATTAACTGTTAATCTCTTCTTCTGCTCTTTCTGAATCATGCTCATATTGGCATTCGCATTTAACTTCATCAACTCCTTGTTGCCAATTTCCATCATTATCTCGACCATTAGCAGTAACTGTTCCTGTATCTTCACATATCTCACAATCAAATTTACGAGCCTCTGCTTCTTCTCCGCAATCTTGGCATTGACCTAAAATCATTGGAGCATCACAGCAATTACTATTTCCCTTCATTTGTTTGTTCTATAAATTGTCTAATAATTTCGACGTTGCCTAAAGTCTGATATTCTTCCGGAACTGTAATTTCTCGATAAAACTCATCTGCATGTAAAGTATCTTCAACTAAAATAAAAATTCTTCCTTTTTGGTCGACTCGTAAATCTTCCAACATCATTCCTAATCCGTAAACATAATTTTGAATGTTATATTCTTCCATATTATTGTTTTCGATTACCCTTAACTCGAAATAATTCTAATCTTGCAGGAATGACTTTGTGAGAATTACACATATCGCAACATTGCCCTTCAGTAATTGGATATGAGTTGTTTCCCCAACCTTCATAATCATGTTTGCAAATTACACATTTTTTAGATTTTGTCATTTAAGTCTTTTAGAAATTATTTGATAATAAATATCGTGCTTTGATTCGACCAATTTAATTTGAATACTATGAAATCCATAAATCTCAAATTTCGGGTCATTGATTTCTTCGCATTTATGAATTCGCTTTTTTGGAAACTGCTTATGCAAATATTGCTCAACCTGAATATACATTTTGTCTAACAAGTTTGTTTCTTTCATATTACTTTAAAAATTCAGGATTGTCTGCTCTAATAATTTTTTCTGCCCGGGCCTTTGGAAACTTTATGTTACTATATGCGACGAATATCATTTCATCAGCCTCTGGAAAATAAATTCTTTTCATATAGCTATAATCTTTAGCAAGTCCAGCAATTTCATCTATCATATCTATAGCATCTTCAAGATGATAAGCAGTGTAATGTACTTCTTCCATATCTTATTCCATAGTACGATATGAGCGTTACAAGTTTATAATGGTTTCTATTGAGTCAATCCTCTGATTAGTCGTTTATATATTTTCTTTTATACCACGATGTGATATATTATACTGATATACTTGGAACACGATATAACAAGAGGGTTGATATTCAAAGAAATATTTAAGGATAGGAAATAACAAGTTAATTAAATTATTTATTCCATCCTCTATATATACTATACCATGCTATATACAAAATGTACATACAAAATCAATATTCTCTCAGCTTGGCCTGTTCATTTCTTTTTAGCCCTTATATAGCAATGGTCTCCTGACATAAAAAATAATTTCCTTCAAACTTGTCTAATAAAATATACCAGAATGTACAAATAAATGACGTATTTTACATTTTGAAGATTAAATCCTGATGAATTGTACAATTGCAGAAAAAAGTATATAATGATTTAGTCGAACATTAAAAAATAAATTTATGTGTTCTACTTTCGTATTTTAATTACGTTTTCCACAAGTTTTCGGAATTAAGATACGAGAGTAGAGCCCATAAATGATTATAAACTTTTATGCTTTCTATTCAATCTACCTACTCATAAAAGGGGTAGGTTGAATAGAGAGACCTTTGCTTTATGGCAAAATCACGTTATATTAAAGATAGTTTCTGGACAGACCCATACATTGAAAGAATGAGCCCTGATTATAAATTAGTTTTTTTGTATTTGCTTACAAACCCGCTTGCAAATATATCGGGAGTATACGAAATTCGATTAAAACGAATGGCATTTGAAACTGGATATGATGCTGAAGTTATTGAAAACATTTTACAACAATTTGTAAAAGACGATAAAATAATTCGAATCGACCACTGGATAGTAATTAAAAATCACATCAAGCATCAGAGTCTAGGGGAATCGACAGCGGCGGGTATTAACCGTGAAATACAGAGTGCTCCCCAAATAGTGCAAGATTTGTTCCAGGAACAAGAAATAACAAACTCAAACAAAAATACGTATATGGTATTGATTTTAAAAGAATCTACTTCTCTTTCTAGTACGGCCCCTATACGGGGCCTACAGGCCCCCGTCAGTGGGATATTAAGTAGAGTAGAGTTAAGTAAGGTTAATAAGATAGATAATAGTATAGATAATATATATATTACATATGGAGAATTTAAAAATGTTAGATTAAAACAAGAAGACTATCAAAAATTGGCACTGAAATTTGGAGAATCTTCTTTAGTAACGTTGATTGAAGAGCTTTCAATTGGAATTGCATCAAAAGGATATAAATATAAAAACCATTACGCGACGTTATTAAACTGGGCCCGTCGAAAAGAAGAAAAACAATCTAACCGCAGCAAATCATTTGCTATAATTGCATGAAAACATTTTTTTACATAATTCAGAGAAACGGACTAATCCATGAGATTGAGAATACAGGTGATAGATTTGCATCTTCTTTACAACAATGGCAAAAAGGAGGGCTAATTATCTTTCCTTCATTGGGGACGGGAATTAACGCAGTTGATATAACAAACATTTTAAACGAAGAAAAATATGCTGCATTTGTAGACTCTGTTCAGCCAAAGCTTTTTATTCGAAATGGAAGTTGGTACACATCAACAGATAGAAAAACAGCAATTAGGCATGAAAAGTGGAAAGACGAGGAGATTGAAAATTATAAGAAGACTTTATTGCCGCCACCAGTAAAAGAAGTTGTCTCTCAAGAGAAGGTCGTTGAGATAATGAAAAAATATCGACCAGCCTTTTTAACAAATACAAAAATATGATTGTTGATAAAGTTATAACTTGTCCTGATTGCGGAAAAGAAATTCATGGAGCAAGGTATTTTATTAGGGAAGTAAGAAAGTGGATTTGCGAAAGTTGTTATTTTAAAGATGAGTAGTATATATTTTTATTATGGAAGATGAAGAAATAATTGAAGAAGAAAGTCCAGCAGAAACAGTCGCTATCGTTCCAAAACGCACAGGTCGTGAGAATTTAGTAATGTGGCAAAAAGGAAAGCCTAAGACTGGCGGAAAGAAAAAAGGTTACAAATCAGCAAAGACGATTATTCGGGATATGCTTCATAAGCTGACATATGAAAAGGATGGAGAAAAGATTAGTGCGATAGAAGCAATCATTCAGAAACAAATTCAAGTTTCGATTGACGAAGGAAAACTTGAGAATGTTGAATTTTTATTAAGACAATCTGCTGACTTTATCGAACCAGCAACTCCATCAACAGATGCAAATAACTTTTTTAATATCGAAACAATGCGAAATGTTATCACATCTAATAAATTTTTAGAATTAGACTCTGGCGATGAAGACTTAGTTGAAACTATAATTCCAATCGATGAATCAACCGATGTCACGAAATAAAACAACTCCAGATGAAATGTTTCGTTTGATGACGATTCATTTTAAGTATTTTTTTACTAGACTGACTGGTCTTACGAACGCTCCTTTTCAAAACGAATTGGATGAGATTTTATCAGATGAAGCAACATATCGAAAAATAGCAATTGCGTACGCACGTGACCATGGAAAATCGACTCATCTTTCAATTGGCTATCCATTATGGGAAATTGGAAAAAATCATAATCTCCGAATCTTACTTGTTTCCAGTACATCATCTGTGACCCAAACGTTTATGACTGAAATTATCGGTCATATTGAGAAAAATGAAACATATAAAGCTTGGTCTCGTTTAACTGACCCGACTGGCAAAGGAGTTCTACCTCAGTTTAAGGGAACTCGAAAAGCAAATGAAAAATGGAGTGGCAATTCTATTATCATTGACCGAGAAGACTTAAACTTAAAAGACCCAACGATAAATGCTGTCGGACTGTTTGGCTCGATTCTTTCTAAAAGAGCAGATATCATAATCGTTGACGACCTTGTAAACCAAGTGAACTCAATGACTGAAGACCAACGTCTAAAAGTAATTGATTGGTTTTATACAACAATCTTTCCAGTGCTTGTGCCTGGCGGCAGAATTATTTATCTTGGAAATACTTGGCATCAAGATGATTTAGTCGCTAGACTTCTTAAAGACCCTCAATTCGATTACCGAAATAAACGTGCAGCAATCATTCATGAATCAAATCATCCAGAGCTTTGGCAGACTTGGGCATCAATTCTGTTAGATGAATCTCTTGATGTTAAAATCAGAAAAGAAAAAGCTAATATTTACTATGAAGAGAATAAAGCTCGAATGGAAGAAGGTGTCGAAGTTCTTTGGCCAGCAAGATGGAGTTATCGAGAATTATATTTGAAACGATTATCGAATTCGTTTGCATTTGAAAGAATGTATCAATGCGACCCATCAAATCGGCCGAACCAAGCAATTAAAGATGAATGGATAGACGCTGCATTAGAAAAAGGCAAGAAATTTCGATTGCAAGAACAGAAGCATCAAGGCTTAACGATTTCAATGTCTTGCTCTGGACTTGACTTGGCTATCTCTGAAGAAGAGTTTTCCGACGATACTGTTTTGTTAACACTTGATAAGATTCTGTATGCTGATGAATCAACTGGAGCAAAGTCTGGCGATTTTATAATTCGAAATATTAAGCGTGGAAAGATGAGTCCAAACACTGTCCGTTTAATGTTGAAGGACCATTTAGACAATGACGATATTCGAGCATGCAGAGTTGAGACAGTCGGGTATCAAGATGCAATTCGCCGAGATATGGTTGATATGGGATATCAAAACAAAATTACTGGTTACCATACTGGCGGAGAAAAAAATGATGCAAGCAAGGGAGTGAATAGCTTATCAATTTTATTAGAACTCGGTCAACTCATACTTCCGTCAGACCCAACTGACCCAAATACCTGCCATTTAATATCTATGCTTGCGAATGAGATGAGAGCATACCCTGAAGGGCACACAGGCGACTCGTTGATGGCGTTATGGTTTGCATATTCAGAATGGAGAGATAGAACTGGTAATCAACTCGTTATTCCAAGTACAATTATGGAGACAGTTTCTGCTATAAATTTAAAAGACCCCACTCAACTTGCAGCAGGCGAGAAAAAAGCCGATGAAGATGCAAGAGTCGAACAAGAATGGGAGCGTTCACAGTTTAATGCAATGATGAATCGTGCAATGAGAAAATAATATGAATGAAGAATTAAAAAAATATAAAATCGCGGTTGTGGCACCTGTTCACATCAAACTTACAGATGAATGGATTGCATCTTTGAAAGCAGTCACTAAAGACTGTACTGTTATCATTGTTGATGATTCGGACGGGAAAGTTGAATTACCTGCTGAATGGGATGTTTACGGTTATGCTAGACAAGAAGCAGAGTTAGGAGAATTATATAAAGATTTTAAGCAGTTTCATAAATCGTCAGCATGCAGGAATTTTGGTCATTGGATAGCGTATAAACAGGGTTTTGATATTATTATTGCTCTTGATTCTGATTGTATCGTTGGACCAGACTTTATATCAAAGCATGTTGAAGAGCTTTCATGCAACTCATACGGTTGGGTAAATACAATTAAAAATACAAGCTGGTTTCCACGAGGATATCCGTATTTTGAGCGTATGAGGCCAACAGTTATGAATATCGGTTTATGGGAGCATGAATTAGATATCAACGGCAGAGACAGAGTAAAGCGTGGTCAACCGCCAGCAGGGCCTATGATTGATAAGCAAGAAATCGCACATGGAATACTTCCATTATGCGGAATGAATGTTGCAATGTGGTCATATGCTGTACCTGGGTTTTTATTCTTACCGAACATTGATATGGGAGAAGTTAAAATTCGTCGATACGATGATATTTGGGGAGGGTACATTTTTCAAAAGCTAATGCAGAAAACGAATGATTTAATTCGATATGGTTATCCAATCGTGTATCATGACACAATCGTTGATGCAGATGCAGACGCTGAACTTGAAGAAGATGGCATCCGATTAGAAGCATCATTTTACAATATTGTCGATACTGTCTGTGCAGATATAAATCCTGATACATATGCAAACATGTTTAAAGAGTTAGCATCTTTTGGGATATGGAAACAATCGCCATTTAAGAAATATTTACCAGGGTTCGAATTATGGGTTAAGATGTTTGACGATAAAAAATATGAAAAAAATTAAATTATCGCAAGGGAAATATGCAATTGTAGATGATGAGGATTTTATCTTTCTCAATCGTCTTTCTTGGCAGTCTCATCATACAACAACGCCGACAACTGCTGGAGAGGAGCATTGGCATGCTCTTATGAGAATACATTCTAGTTTTGTCGGGCAGACAAAAAAGACTAGAAATAAAGTTACTATTTATATGGAACAATTTTTAATTAAAGTTCCAAATAATTATAAAATCGGTCATATTAATGGCAATACTTTAGACAACAGAAAAGAAAATCTTAGACCCACAACTTCTTCAAAAAGTTTAGCATACGCAAGAAAAAGAATAACACATAATGGAAAGCTGACAACAAGCAAATACAAAGGAGTCGCTCTTCATAAAAATAAGACTAATCGAAAATGGGCAGCTATAGTGACTAAGGATAAGAAACATTATTGGCTTGGCTATTTTTATACTCCTGAAGAAGCAGCATTAGCGTATAACGTAAAAGCATTAGAATTGTACGGCGAATATGCTTATCAAAATAATATCGAACATGAATAAAGAAGACAAGACACGAAGAGAATATGAGGCAATGATAGAAAAGAACAATCGAGACGAAGCTCCTTGCTTGCATCAATATGAAGAAGACTCAGAAGAAAGAATTTGCATTAATTGTGGCGAAGAAGATGATATGCTATGAATAACAAACTTAAACAGGGCATAGTTATTGTGACTAGCGAATCAACACGCGATTTTCTTCGAGACTGTTTATTATCTTGCCACCAAGATAAATATCCTATCATGGTTGTTAGTAATAATTATTTGCCAGACCCGACCATAACAAATTTGCATCTATCTTATTTTATAAAGAACGACTGGAATGGATATGAATTAGCAGGCATTGAAAAAGGGATGGAAGAATTTGATGAATTTATTTTGCTTCATGACACTGTAATAATTAAAGACCAATCAATGTTTGACATTGCATTTAACTTTGAAGGCTCAATTTATTTTACTCAAGATTTAGCGTATAGCTATTTTGCAAAATACCGAACATCAGTCTTAAAACAAATGGTCATTCCAAGAGTATATAATCTAGAAGAAGCAATACGAGAAGAAAGGCCTTTTGGATTACATTACTCAGAATTAGAAACTTCTAGTATGCAACTTGAGCCTCTTGGAGCAGGCGACCATTCGTTTCCAGTTGTTGAAAGACATGGTAGGAAAGGCATAATATTAGAAAATTCTTTTTTGAGTAAGCACAAAAGTCATTATTAATTCTCTATGAAGATTGTACTTTTTCATAAAAATGGTATATATTATATAAAATGATAAGTCATAAGGGACATGATTATTCGGTAATTGCCGTAACACCTGCAGGAAGGGAAAAGTCTCTTTTGATTCTAAATAAATATCTAGAGCGAGAAATGAAATCTGGATTACTCGATGGTTGGCAACTATGGTGCAATACAAATGTTCAAAAGGACATCGATTGCATGATGAAACTTTCATCTGAGAATCCTAAAATCGAGATGAAATTGATTGAAGGCCAAGGTGCATACGATGGATATCGAATCCATTTATTCTTCAAATTCGCTCAAGATGAAAATACGATATATGTCAGATTCGATGATGATATTGTTTTCTTGGAAAAAGGAGCATTAAAGAAACTCATTCTTTGTAGATTAGAAAATCCTGGCCCATTTATCGTTTGTGCCAATATCGTAAACAATACAATGATTAATGCAATTCACCAAGACATGGGAGTATTAACCAAACATGCTGGAGTTTGCAATTATACAAGATTAGACCCGATAGCATGGGAGCATCCAGCTTTTGCAGAACATGTCCATAAGACATTCCAAAGTAAGTATGCTCAAAAGCTATTATCTGAATACTATTTACCAGGAGATTGGAAGTTTACTCAGTACGAGCCCTTCTCAATTAGCTGTTTTGCTTTCTTTGGCAAAGACCATTTTAAGCCAGACAGAGATGAAGAGATGTGGATATCGAGTTGGAAACCAGCAGAATTGCAAAGACCGAATATAGTATGCCCTAATGCATTGGTCGTTCATTACGCATATCATCCACAAAGAAGTCATTTAGAAAGTAAGCCAGAGTATTTCGAGTATTATCAAAATTTAACCAAAAATATATATGAAGACTAAACTTGTAGTGCTGTTAGTTGTTTTGTTTTTTGTTTCTAGCAAAGTATCATACGCTTGTGTCGAAACTGAAGACCAAGCAAATCAGAATATAGCAGATTATAACGCTCAGGTAGACCAGATTAATCAAGACAACGCAGCATCATCTGCAGCTGGAGCTCAGGTCGCAGCAGATAAAAAGGCGATAGTTAATAATCAAGCTCAGCTAGCTATATATCAGCCTATTGTTTCTGAATGGGGGTCTTATGAAGATGATACCTCAATACTTGGAATTGCCACCATGAATAATTTAATGAAGGGCACTTCTTATTATGTAGAGCCAGGAGATACATTTGATACACATATGCCAGACCCAATTGTAGTTATAAATAATTTCGAAGAGTACGAAAACTATCTTCAAGCACAAGTCATCTCTTTGCAAAATATAATTAGCAATGCTCAAGCTGATGAATTAATTCAATCTGCTAAAGAGCCAGATACGAGCGAGCAAGTTGACCAAGTTCCATTGCCAGACTCTACAGTTTGCGTAACGCCTAACCCAGTTCTAACTCCGCCAGTTGCATCTAATACGCCTGATGTACCAGTAACTGATAGTTTAATCGCTCCAGTAATTCAACCTACTCCTGATACAAAGATTTATCCATATCAACAAAAAATCATTGATAGTGTAAAAGTTGACCCATCATCAGAAGTCTTTCCAGTTGCAACTTCAGCAAGTACAGCATCAATTCCAATAGTAAATACGACCATGCTGCAATCTGTACAGGATAAACAAACAACTCCAGTTAAACCAAGTTGGATAGAAAATATCTTTTTAGTAATTAAGAGTTGGTTTTAGAGTTATGAAAAAAGTCTTTATCGTTATTCCATGTATTAATCTTTGGAGCAAATATACAAAACAATGTATAGAATCGATAAAGACAGTCCATGATGCTACTCTCGTTTTAATAGATAACAATAGTTCAGATGAAACACAAATTGAAGCTGCTAAGTTGGTTAATAATAACTTTATTTATCACCGCAATAATGAATGTTGGTCTTGTGCTAGAAGCTGGAACTTTGGCATTAATCTTGCTTTCGATAGTGCTGCTGATTACGTGCTTGTATTAAATAACGATGTGATATTGCATCCAATGGCAATCGACAGGATGATAGAACGATTTGAGGATGAACTGAGTAACCCTCCAATACACTCAGACACAATCGTTAAAGAATTGGGTATGGTAACATGTTTGAATATAAAAAATGAGATTCGGGACCCTCGGGAGATATTTAATTTGCCAGTAAAGAATAATAATGAAGTAGCAGAATTTGAGCATCCTGACTTTTCAGGGTTTATGATTAATAAATCATGTTGGAATAAAGTTGGAGAAGCTGATGAAGAGTTTTATCCCGCCTACTACGAAGACAATTCGTATCATTATAAAATGACACTTTCAGGAATGAAAGCGATTTGTTTGCCATCTGCATTATTTTACCATTATGGGAGCGCTACTCAAAACGAAGCGTATGGTGTAAACAATCCTGTCGTTCCTGGCCCTGCGTATGAAAGAAATAAAGCTGAATATGCTAAAATGTGGGGTGGCTTACCAGGATTTGAAGTATATAAGACTAAATATAATAAATGAAATATCACCACTTTCTTTTTGATATGGATGGAACTCTTACTGATAGTCGAACAGAAGCGACTGAAGAGATAATTGATATGCTAAATGATTTATCTATGATGGGTGCAACTGTAACAATTATCTCAGGAGCGTTAATCTCTCAAATGAGACAACAGCTTCCATATTTAGATGATGGAATCTTTCTTCTTGCTGAAAGTGGTAACTACACTCGTTTTTGGAAGAATAAGTTAACCAAAGAGCAAAAGGAAAGAATCAACAAGCATATTCAAGCATTACGAGCTGATTATGGATATCTTTTTAGACAAGCTGAAGACGAGAATGATTTAATACAAGATAGAGGATGTCAGTTGACTCTTAGCTTAGTAGGCCATCATGCAGATAAAGACCTTAAGAGAGAATTTGACCCAAAAGGAGAGAAAAGAAATCATATGTTAAAAACAACTCCCTTTATAGATGCTGAGCTTTGTGCAAGGGTCGGTGGCACAACCTCGATAGACTACACAATTATTAACGGAACAAAAGGAAAGAATTTACAGAGATGGTTGCTTAAGAAGCATTGGTACCCAGAGGATTGTGTTTACATTGGTGATGCTTTATATCCCGGAGGCAACGACGAATCTGTAATAGAAGTTATCCCGAGTTGTATATCCACCACTGGGCCACTTGACACTTTAAAAATAGTTAATGATTTATGCAAATAACGCTTATATCACAATGGACAGACGGGAATGGAAATGTCGATTTAGTTAAAATTGGTTGTCATCAATGCGAGTATTGCAATTCGTTTATTTTTGGACTTTTTGGTTTTTTAATAGTATTTGATTTTGGAAATCATGATGAGTAAAGGATTTACCGCGAGTGCGTTTGACTTATTACACTCAGGCCACATTGCTATGCTTGAAGAAGCCAAGTCTGTTTGTGACTACCTTGTAGTTGGGCTTCAAGTTAATCCACAGCTAGATAGACCTGACAAGCATAAGCCAATTCAATCTGTCACAGAACGATATTTGCAATTGAAAGCTTGTAAGTATGTTGATGAAATAATTCCGTATGAAACAGAAGGAGATTTATATAACTTGTTACAGATACTTCATCCTGATATTCGTATCGTTGGAGAGGAGTATCTGGATAGAAAGTTTACAGGAAAGGATTTACCTATTAAAATATATTATAATCGTCGACAACATAGCTTTTCTTCATCTGAGTTAAGAGAAAGAATTAAAAATTCATGAGTAAAAAAATAGTAATCACTGGCGGGGCAGGGTTTGTTGGGGCTCATCTCATAGAACACGTACTTAAAAATACGACTTGGGATATTATATCAATTGACAGACTTGATACATCAGGCAATCCGAATCGTTTGACTGATATGGATTGTTGGGAAACTGAGAAACATCGAGTTAAGTTTCTGTTTTGGGATTTAAAGGCGGAGTTTAATGAATGGCTTGTTAAGTCAATAGGAGACTTTGATTACTTCTGCCACTTAGCAGCTGGCTCCCATGTCGATAGAAGTATCATAGACCCGATGAGTTTCGTTATGGATAATGTAGTTGGGACTGCAAATTGTTTGGAGTTCTTTAGGAAGTATTGCCAAGACCCAGATAAAGGATTGCCAAAGTTTCTTTACTTCTCAACAGACGAAGTATTTGGACCAGCACCAGAAGGAGTGGCATTCAAAGAGTTTGATAGATTCAATCCAAACAATCCGTATGCAGCAACGAAAGCTGGGGCTGAGCTTCTTTGCGATTCATATGCAAATACATATAGGCTTCCAATCATCGTTACTCATTGTATGAATATCTTCGGAGAGCGTCAAACACCAGAGAAGTTTGTTCCGATGCTAATTAATAAAATCCAGGCTGGAGAGACTGTTAGCATCCATTCAGATGCAACTAAGACCATCGCTGGAACACGCCATTACTTGCATACTAGGAATATCTGTTCTGCAGTATTATTTATCTTAGAGCATGGCAAGACTCTTAATGGCAAAGGAGATAATGACACAGGAGAAGGAAAGTACAATATCGTCGGAGAAGTAGAGACTTCTAATCTAGAGATGGCAAAATTGATTGCTGACTGTTTAGGAACAGAGTTAATATATGAGATGGTCGATTTTCATAGTAGCAGACCTGGGCACGACCTTCGTTATGCTTTAAACGGAGATAAGCTTAAAGCTGCTGGATTCGAATATCCTGTTACATTTGAAGATAGTTTACGAAAGACAGTTGGGTGGACGTTAGAACATTCAAAATGGTTATTATAATTAATTTTTTATATAAATGAGAATAGATACACAAATCAAACTTAAGGACTTGGGAGGAAAGGAGATAGTAACATCAGATACGAAGGAGCCAATGTCATTTGGAAAAGCTTTAGCAAACATTGTCATTAGCGGTCAAGAAGGCGGGAAGATGAAGCTATACACACTTGCAAAGCAACTCTTTAACGACAAGGCTGTAGAAGTTACTAAAGCAGAACTTGACATGATAATTCGAATCACTGAGACATCAGCTGCATACAACTCATTGATTGTCGGTCAATGCCAATTGCTATTAGATGAAGTAAAATAAAATGAGTGAATTAGATGACAAACTAAATGATTTCATCTCGCATTCAACAAAGAGCAAAGTTGCTGTTATTGTTCCGTTGTTTGGATATTGGAAAGATATCAAAGATAATCCATTAAACTTGCAAACGCTAAAGATAAGCATTGATAGACTAAAATCATCAGTTCATCAAGTATACATTTTCTTTGTTGCTGAGCCTGGAAGAATGCCAACTGACATTCAAAACTATATTATTGTGCAGTCTAAAGCAGGCGGAAACGTTAGTGGCGTTCATATCGATACTGGAGCGTCTTATGCAGATTACATTCGAAAAGGGCTTGAGGCAGCAGTTGATACGACTGAAGCAGCATACTTTGTAGTATTCAGTCCATGGAATCTAATACAGCGTGTAGGCTTGGACATGATGGTGGATAGGATAAACTATGGCGATGAAGCAAAGATTATCTCTGGTTACAATCTAGTGCACGAAGTAAGCTCAGATAATTTTAATCCTGATGAATTTGAGGCTTTGAACTTTAATCTCCCTATTGAGAAGTATAAAGTGGATTTGAACTTCATGGGAATAACAAGACAGTTTTTAGAGTTAATCCCATTGGACCCTGAAATCAAGACTTCTTCTTATTTTGAAGCAGACATTTTTCAGAATATGCATGCAAAAGGATTTGCTGCAGTCTCATCTCAACGCATTCCAATGTTTGTGTTTGACGTAACTCTTGGTAACTTTGAAAATCCTGCAGATTTAGAAGCAGACAAGCTTTACTTTAGTAAGAAGTGGGGCTTTCTCCCGACAATATGATATATGACGCGCATTCATTCGTTATCGCATGGCGTTAAACAAGAAGCAACTCCGTACGAATCAGTTCATACGAAAACATCTCCTTATCACCGAATTCATACAAGTAAGAAGAATCGAATTAAGGACAAAACGTTTAGAGCAATAGCATCTAGAAAATACAAGCAGCGATTAGAAGAGCTTAAGATTAATGAATTAGAAGATGAACAATAAGAAATTACAAAAATCGTTACAGACATCAGTTAATTCAGATAATAGCATTCTTGGCGGAAAGCCTAATTTTAAAGATGCCCCAGGGTATACCAAAGTTCTTGCAATAAAGACTCATAAGGAAGAGAATATTCATGTTAAGAATCCAATCTCAGGCAAGGAGACAGATATTGTTTTATCCAGGGATGGGTCAACAGACCAGAAGTTAGCAATGGTATTATTATCTCCTGATGCCACTAAAGACCAGAAGGACTCTTGGGTCGCTAATTATCTATTTGAAAGAGGCAAAGAAAATGCTGCTTATTTTGCAGACTTGATGGTTAGCAAAGGAACTCATGTTAAGGAGACACAAGCTTTTAAACGACAAATTCGATTCGACTTTGAAAGTTTTGCTAATTCAATGGTTATTATGTTTCATGACATGGCTGATGATATTGCAAAATTTACTAATGAGCATGAGCAGGAGCAAAAAGGAAAGACTAGCAAATTATATACACCATTCCAGAATGCTATTATTCAGATGGGCAAGCGTTTTGAATCTGCTGCAGAATTGCTTACATCTCAACGAGAAAAGATAACTAACGACCGTATGAGAGAAAAAGGCTATGGAGTCTACTTAGATAAAAGTGGCCGAGCATTTAGCATTTTTGATGACGAAATCGAAGACGCTGTAAAGAAGGACAAACAAGATTATAAAGATGACTTGGAAGATAGTGCTAACAGATATTAATTTTATGAATGATTACAATTTATTACAATTTAAAATAGCTGGCCAATCGTTGGAAGAGACATCAACAATGACATTCCTTGGTTGGGTAGCAGGAAAGATAAATGGTCAAGTATCTAATTCACCGACATTAAGTGAGCTTGGCGCTATGATTGTTCACCCTCCCATGGGAAGACTTGGAATTGAAACTAAGGTCGATGTAATTAGAAAAATGGAAAAGCTGGGTATAGAAATCAAATGACAACAACAATTATTATCGTCGGGATTGTTACAATTATCTATATGCTAGGGGTTATAACAGGATTGACACTATGATAGAGAAAGCTCCAAAACTAAATAAAATAGAAATGGTTCGCTCTGATGTATCTGGGAAACTATTTCCTATGGATGAATGCGAGATGGTTATCATCAGAATTGTCAAAGGGAAGAATGAAGACATAAATGAGTATAATCCTATTGTAAAGGAGCCAGTTGCAAGGCGAGAGGCTGAGCATACAATTGTGCCTGCTGGATTCATTCCTAAGACGCTTGTTGATGAGCATGCTCCGATTAATTATGAAGACCCAAAAGTAATGAAATCAGTTAGTATCGCTCGCTCGATAGTTCCTAGGAATATGCAAGACCTATTTAATGACCCAAATAAATTAGTATAATGAAAAAACAAATCCCAAAGAAACGACCTCCAATAGAGCAACTCAGGAAAGCAGGCGAAGAAGCTCGTCAGATGCTGATTAAAAAAGGGCTTATCTCTCCTGAGAATCTAGTTGAAACAACAGCAAAAGAATTTCCTAATCTAATTCTTCCAGGCATTCCTGCTTATTTGCCTTATAAATGGACTATCAAAGATGCTCAACGAATTATGTATGACATCTTTAAAATGTGGCAGTTTTATAATTCAAAGAAGAATAAAAAAGAATCTCATGTAGAAAACTTGGCATTATTCATAACATTTTGTCTTAAGGAAATGAAGCATCAGGAAGCAGTCGCTAAACAAAAAATGGACTCGACTCATGCGACATTACATTATTTAAAGAAGATTCCAGTCATTGGGAAAATATTTGAGCCTGTTAATCAATACAATACGATTAAAGGGATTTCTATCTTCTTCGTGGACAGTTTTGCTGTTGGCATAATCGTTAATGGCAAGGCTTCCACGACAAGCGAGTTTGCTGATTTCTTCTTTGAGTGGACTAATAAATTATATGCCATCTGGGAAAAAAAAGACGAGAAAGCAAAAGTCAGTTGAGAAACGATTAATCTGTGCAGAAGAGTCTGTTGGAAATGTTGATGACATCTCAGCGTATGAGAAAGGAAATTCTGATTATGATAGTCTTGTTTTTGACGAAACAGCTGACGAGATTTTACATAAAATGGAGATGGAGGGTCTTATATTCTTTTTAAGCAAGGAAGCAAAGACAGTTTTGGTCTTAAAGCATCTAGGTTTTACGACCGCAGAAGTTATAGAAATCATGGGATTAAGGAACTTGCGTGAATATTATGGCCATCACCAGAGTTTGTTAAGGCAGGTCTACCTATTCAAAACCCTTCGAGCAAGTAGAAAAAATTAAAAATTAGTATAATTAACTATATGGAAGAGATTAAAAAGTCCGAGAACACTATTGCGTCGACACTGTCAGCAACAGAAAAGCTCGGAATTCCTGACGATGTAACTCGTTTCTTTGAGAAAGCTCTTCATCCTGCTGATAGTAGGGCACTTGTTTTTGAGAATGATAAACAAAGAAATCTAGGCGTTTTGAAGAAAGGGCTGTTAAAGCCTGGTCAAATCTCATTTGAAGTTTTACGTAGAGCAGTTAATGCTGTTCCAATTGCTCGTATTTGCGTTAATGTTTTAAAGGAGAAAATAACTAAAACAAAATGGGTCATTAAAACAATTGACCCAATGGCAAAGGCTGATGCAGTTCAAATCAAGGAGATTACAGACTTGCTTAAAACGCCGAATGAACAAGATAGCACTCGTTCGTTTCTTGATAAAGCTCTTGAAGACCTTTTAATATTAGATGCTGTTGCTATTGAGAAGACTCGTTATCCAGATGGAAAGCTTGCTCAGCTGTATACAGTTGATGCTTCGACAATTCGCCCAGTTTTTGATGAATATGGCAATCAGGAGATTGAAGTTCCTCTTCCAAATGGAAAGACTCCTCCTGTATCATATTTGCAAATTTTTAATAACTCAATGTATGGCGGACCAGAATCAGGTGACATCGTTGCAGCTTGGTCAAAGAAAGATTTTATATACTTCCATATGCATCCACAAGGCTCTATAGCCTCGTTTGGATATGGATTATCACCTATTGAAGGAGTTCTATCAGTTGTTTCAAACCTGCTAAATTCAGATAACTACAATGGCTCTTATTTTGACACTGGAGCATTTCCACCTATAATCCTACAACTAGCAGAATCGTTATCACAGCGGGACATGGAGAGGTATCGAGAGTACATTTACCAGCAAATAGAAGGGGAGTTCCATAGGCCAGCAATCGTAGCTGGCGGAGGAGAAATGAAAGTGCACAATTTAAAAGACTTGTCTAATCGAGATATGCAGTTTATGGAGTATACGTCTTGGTTATCTAAGTTGCTCGCTGCTGCCTATGGGTTGTCTCCTGAAGATATTGGTCTAACAGATACGACTGGCTCTAAGAATGTTTCCGAGACTCAAAAGGATTTGTCTGAAGCTAAAGGATATGGCTCCATTCTCCACTTGATTAAAGAGATAATCAACCACGATATTATCTGGAAAGACTTCGGTTATGCTGATATAGAGTTTGATTGGATAGCAATAGACTCGACAGACCCTAAAACAGCGACTGAGATACAAGATATTAAATTAAAGAATGGAACAATGACGTTGAATGAAGCTCGAGAAAAGAATGGCGACCTTCCTTATGAAGAATGGGCAGACCAGCCTATGATACTTGGGTCAGATGGGTATACTGTAATTCATACTGATGACCATGAATCAGTTGAAGAAGAATCGACTGTCGCAGGAGAGAAAGTTTATAGCAAAAGTCAATTTAGAAAAGATAATATTGACGACTTAATAAATACAATAGAAAGTTATGGCTGGACAGCTACTAGATATCCAAAAAGAAAAGAAGTAAGCATAAATGGCAAGTCTATGAAAGAAGCAGATGCAGTCAAGTATATGAAGGAATTAATTGCAATTAAAGAAAAAAGTATTTCAAAAGCAGTATATCTGCCTGACGGAATTAAAGCTTGGTTTGACGATAGAGGGTATGGGCAACCATTCATTTGGTGCAACGTTCTAACTGGAGTTGGTCAAGTCTATAAGCCGCCAGTAGCAGTTAATCTTATCTCTCAAGACTTGGAAGTAGCAATTACAGCAGACCTTGCTAAACGAGGATTGAATGTTAAGCCAGTTTCTAAACAGCCATATGGCGATATAACTGCTAATATGGGAGCAATGCTTGCAACTGAGTTTGATAAGTATTGTAATATGACTAGTGAGTATGATTCTGAAAAATGGAGGGCAAAGTTTGGCGGTTCTAGAAAATATCCATACTATATGGTATCAGAGTACATTGATGGATTTGCTGTTGGCTCTAATCAGATTCGAGACGATATGAAACGAGACCCAACTAGTTATACACAAGCAATTATTGATTTAGCTAATTTATGGAATATAGAAAAAGAGTTAGTTCTTGGTGATAGACGAGTAGACCAATATATCATCACAAAAGATAAACGAGCATTCGGATTTGACTATCAGTTTAAAGGAGACTTTAAAAGATGGGAAGATACAAGTGAGTCAATCCAAAAGTTTTTAGTTCAAATCCCCCAACTGTATAAACTCTTTATAGAGAAGACTTCAGAGCAGCCAAAAGAAAAGTCCATGATGAAGAAACTATGGAGCAAAATATCAAAAGAGATTGCTGCAGCAGCAACTAAGCCAGTCGAGACTTTTCAAGAAACACCAGTTTTGTTTGGAGCAATGTTTCCAAGTCATAAAAAAGAAACAGTTAAAGAGTTATTTAGATTAAAAGACTTAGCAGCATTAACAGCAACTGGGTATCAACCTATAAGTTATCGATATGAATTCAATGAAAGTGTTAAAGCGTTGCAAGAACAAGTTGATAAGCATCCAAGTGGCTCTGGCGGAGTGTTTTTCTCAGAAGACAGTCGAGGATTAGTATATTCAATCTATTTTAAAGCATAATTATGTATTCATCGACAGGCTCAGGCCATATGGAAGTTATAACATCTGGAACACCAATGACATTAGCAATGTCTTCACAGCCTGCCAACCGAGTTGATATTCAAGCAAAGTTTTCAAATACTGGCGTTATATATCTTGGCGGCGCTGGTGTGAGTGCAGTAACACCTGCAGGAATAGGGCTTAATCCAGGTGACGTATATAGTATAGAAAAAATGTCTGACTTGATTAGTATTTTAATGGATGCGACTGTTAGCGGAGAAGGAGTAACATACACTTGGTGGGTTGGTGAAGTAAATTGATATGTCAAACAAAGTCACAAAAGCAGGAGGCGGCGGACGCAGCACTGTCTACCAATATATAAATGTTAATTCTGGAGCGTCATTTACTTTGCCAAAAGTGCCTTTATTTATAGTGTCAGCATCAGCGAGGGGGCAGGCTTTATACCCCAATGTTGCCAATGGAGGATATTCATTTTCAGGAGCAGTGGTCACAACTACTGAAAGTTGGGCGATAGGAGATATTTTAATAGTATATACTGCATAAAAATATGAAGCAATTTATAAAATATTTAATAGTTTCGTTCGGAGTTTTATGGATAGGCGCATTTATCTCTTCGGCTAGCGCTGCAGCCTTTCCTTTTTATCAGACTCAGCTAGGGACTGGAACGCCAACCTCTGGTTATCTTTTAACATCAACTGGGGCAGGCTCAAACGCAGTTGCTAGTTGGCAAGCTGGAACTGATGGCGGCACCTGGGGTTCTATCACCGGCACACTTTCAGCTCAAACAGATTTACAGACAGCACTTAATGCCAAACAAAACACTATCACTACAGGCACAACTGCACAATACTTGCGAGGAAATTTATCGCTGGCAACTTTCCCTACAACTGTTTCTACTTTCACGAATGATTCGGGATATTTAGTTTCATCCGCGTTAGCTCCGTATGCCACTCTCGCTTCTCCAACATTCACCGGCACAGTTTCCGGAATCACGGCCACCATGGTTGGAGCTCCTTCCGGCTCCGGAACTTCAACCGGCACGAACACTGGCGACAATGCAGTAAACAGCAACTATGCTAGTGATTACCGTTCCACAAATTTTACAGGTGGTACAAACTATGAATTTCCTTTAACTTTTGGAAATGGATTGACTCGCACCGTAAATGCAATTGCAAACAATTTGATTACCGGAGTCTCCGGCAACCAGACAGCTATCGGTTCTACTTCAGCCAACGGCACTCTCACTTTTGAAGGCAACAACAACGCTTCCGGGAATACCGGAACTAATGCAAACCTGACTTTCAATGTCGGAAACTCTGGCGGAACAACCGCCATGACGATATTAAATAACGGCAATGTCGGGATTGGGACGACGGCACCGACCAACATTCTTTCTCTTGGAGGCACCACAGCACATACAATTTGGATGGAACGAAACACCACTGCTGCTACTGCTGGACAAGGGTTATCCTTGTCTTCAGGCGGAGCAATCGCTGGTACGAACAATCTAGCGGGTGGAGATTTGACTTTGAAGTCAGGAATTTCAACAGGCACAGGAACTTCCGCTCTACATTTCTTTACCGCAACTGCAGGAAGTTCAGGAAGCATAGACAATACTCCGACAGAAAAGATGACGATTCTAGGTAACGGCAACGTCGGTATCGGGACGACGACACCTGGACAAAAACTAGACCTTGCTGGAAATATGCAAATTAGTGAGGGTAATCAAATTCAATGGAATTATCTTACTGGTTCAGCTGGGCTTAATGATGGCTTGCAATGGTTTAGGGCTGGTTCGTTCCAAACTTTTTTGGTTGGCGATTCCGCATCAGGAGATTTGGTATACACTAATGCTGGAGTAGAAGAATTTAGAGTCACCCATGGAGGAAATGTTGCAGTGCAAGGAACTTTTTCAACTAACAATGTTGGTTTAGGTACGACTGTTGGATTTGGTCTGTCAAGTATAAATGGAAATTATTATCCTGGGAGTGCTAAGTCTGATGCTATAACATTCAAAACATTTCAAGGAAATGGTGGGGCTCAAAATAGTAGACTGACTATTACAACAAGTGCCTCTGCTACAGGCATTCCCGGTATTGCTGATGTTAGAGTAGATAATGCAAACTTAATAGTAAACGGCAACGTCGGTATCGGGACGACGAGTCCATTAAGTAAACTAACTGTAAGTGGTCATATAGGCACTTTAGGTACTATTCCAACTTTAACAAGTGCAGGAACTGGAGCATCTATTACGACAGGTTCAACAGATACAGCAGGAGAAATAACCGAAGGAACTTTAGCTACTGGTGCGGTAATTACTTTTGCAACTGCTTATACTAATACACCTTTTGTAACAGTAGTCTCGGAAGCAGGTTTAGTTTTTAGCTACACTGTTTCAAATACAGCCATTACTATTACAAATATAGGTGCTTTGTCGAGTACCAAATTAACATATTATGTAATAGCAAATGGCTCATAATTATTAAATTAACAAAAATAAAATGAATCCTACACAAGCTCAACAAATTTTAACAACAGCGATAGCAACAAATTCAAACGAAGCAACCGCCTTGAATTTAGCTTTGAGTATTTTTGAGGATACTTTCAAGGAAGACTTAACTGCATTAACAAATGCACAAGAAGAATCAAACAAAATAGCTAGTGAATTATCGGTTGCAAATGGAAATGTCGCTACTTTAACAGCAGAATTAGAAACTGCAAATGCTTCTATAACAACTCTCACAGGACAACTCACAGATGCACAAACAGCACTCACAACCGAGCAGACTGCACATAGTACTGATAATACAAATAACGAAACGACAATCACTGGATTGAATACACAAGTAGCAGATTTGACAGCACAGGTCGATTCATTACAAGCAGTACCAATACCAGAGCCTGTACCTCCGATAGACCCTACATCAGATGTAGCACCAACTAACTAAAATGGTATAATGAAGTTATTATTAAGTTAAGCGAAAAAAAATGAAAAAAATTATATATGGAATAGTGATAGGAGTTTGTTTAGTGGTTACTGTAGGAGTCGTTTATGAATTTATCCAAGTAAGCAATGTAGTGAGCCAAGACCATGCAACCCTTACACAGGTTGTAGGTTTCTTGAATCAAGAAATTGCCGCTTCTCAGAAGCAAACAACGCCAGTAAAATAATAATTGTTTTGATACAATTAATAGTATAACAAGCATGGACCAAGAAATTACAGAAACAAAAGACATCGATGTGGGAAAACTGACAGACCGAGAGCTGTTGGTCCAGATTGCGACATCCACGACCTTGAATTTTCGTGAAGTCAGAAAAGACATCAAACAACTAAGAGATGGAACTCAAAAAACCATCGATGACCACGAAATTAGAATCCGGGCGATGGAGAATGATTTTCTTGGCAAAGTAGAGCATGAAAAAATACATACTGCACTTGAAAAGTTTGTCGACAATTTACGACTAAGAATAACATATGCGTATGCATTCGCTGCTGGAGTTGTTGCTTTGGCATCATTATTGATGTGGGTCTATGAGATTAAAAGATAAGTATATAAATGGTCGAATTATTAATTAAGTACAATAATTCATATGAAAACAGTAAAAATAACGTTTAGCTCTCCAGAAGAAAAAGCTGAAGCAATTGCAAAGAAAACAGAATGCTGTGCAAAACAGCTTGCAGATTTAGAAGCAGCAGAAATTGTTCCTGAAGTTGCTCCTGAAGTAGTCGCTGATGCTCCTACGCCTGAAGCTGCACCAGAAGTAGCGCCTCTTTAGTTTTTAGTTTCTGCCTATTTTCGACTAGGCAGGAGACTGAAAGGTAAAGAAAATTAAAAACTAGTATAATTATAGTATATGATAAATCGTTTTAAACAGCTCTGGATTAAAAAAGGAATGACTGATATGATTCAGGAAGAGTCTGATGGCGCTGCTAAGTATCATGGCATGGCTGACAAATTCGAAGAGATGGCTGAAGAGGAAGAAGGTCATAAGGCTAATTTGAAAGAAATGAATGCAAAAAAATCTGTTGATACATCCTATGCGGGGCCAATTCCAAAATCAGACTTAGCAGAACAAGACTTAGAAGGCGATACAACGAAGAGTTTTTGCCCTAACTGTGGTCTGCCAAGTGGAATATACATAACTCGATTTGATGGGCAGGATTTTGTTTCAGTTAAAAGTCAGAATATATGTAAATGTAATGATATGACTAAGGCTAAAGACAGTAAAATGCTTCCTTTACATAGAAATAATGAGATAATTGACAGCAATGGAAAAAAATTTAAAGTTCTAGATTCTCAAACAATAGCAGGCGGGGGAAGAATGTACATCTGTGAAGACTTATCAACTAAAGAGCGAGTAGCAATTCGTGATTGGGCAATAGATAAGTCTATGAATAAAGCAAATATTCCTAGCGTCCAAGATGTAGATGATAATTACAAAGGAAAGGTAAGAGGTATTTATAACAATAAAGTATATGATAGTGTTGATGATTATAATTTAAGTAGTGACGATAATCCAAGAAATAAATCTCAAACTACAAAAAACATTTCAGTTTCTTTTGGTCCAAATAATAATAAAGAAAATAATTTTTGGGTAAAAACTATTGATTCTAATGGTAAAATAATTCAACATTTTAGAAATATATCAAGTGTTGAAGCGATGGGATACGTTTCTTTAGCACTTAGAAATGACCATATAGAGCATGTTGAATATGGGAATACTTCTGGGCTTAAGCAAATAATGAAAGGAGCCATCGAACAGACAGGTAAAGTCCTAGACCAAATTGCTGATAAAGCTGAAGAGGTTACTGATACAGAAGAAAAATGTGGGCTAGTAGGTAAAATTAAAGCTATCCAATTGAAACGCCAACAGGCAATTATTAACGCTAGAGAGAAAAGTATGACAAAATCATTTAAAAAAGCATGGGCTGAGTTAACAAAAGACTTGACAACAGATGCTAGACAGGATGCGATTGAAAGAAAAAAAGCAGGTTGGGATAGGCAGAGAATTATTCTACGATTAATTGTTCAATTTAATTTAAGTGTTCAGAGCGCAACTATGATAGTTAACTCAATAATGTAATTATATGAAAGACACAAACATAAAAATTGAGGCAAACGGAAACTTTCCATTCTCATTTTATATAGAAAAAGCCATTCCGGGCGGAACTGAAGATGAAATGACAATCAAAGGAGTTGCATCAACTACAAACATTGACCATGATGCTGAACGTATGTCTGAATCTTCTCTTCAAGCAATGGCCACAGTAATTAACGAGCAAACAGTTCCTTTACGAGTAGAGCATCAAAAAGAAGACAGTGCAATAATTGGCAGTGTTAATAAGGCATGGGTCGATGAGAGAAATCAGCTTTGGATAGAAGCAAGTCTCAACAAGAGCCACCCTGGAGCTTCAATGCTATATAAGGCATTAAAGACAGGCGCTAAATTAGGATTGTCAGTTGGCGGCAGAGTAAAGCATGCAGTCAAGGAGCTTTCGGAGGCAGCTGGTAAATACATTAAAACATTCTATGATGTGGCCTTAGATGAGGTCTCTGTGACATCTAGACCTGCAAATTATGATGCATGGTTAGTATCAAAGAGTATTATTGAAAATGGCGAAAGCGGAGATAGATTCGTCGATTCACCAATTTATAAAGAGTTCTTATTTGAGACCCCTGTATTTGATTATATGCAATCGTTTGCTAAATCAGTTCCAGATAATGCCTGGAAAAAAGTCGATATTAATAAAAGTAATGAAGAGACAAATATGAAAAAGATGGAAGACATGAAAGTTAAAAAGGCGACTGATGAAACATCAGAAACCAAAGAGAAAGCAGTCGAAGAGACTGAAACTAAGGAGAAGGCTGTTGAAGAAACAGAGACCAAGGAAAAAGCTGCTGATACTAAAGAGGCAACTGATACTGAAGAAAAGTTCAAGTCTATGGTTACAAAAGCATTGGAAGGATTAACATCAGCAGTGCTAAGTTTATCAAAGACATCAGAGACTAAAGAAAAGAATGATGAAGAAACAACCATCATGGAAGAAAAGTCTGCTGAAACTGAGACTGAAACAAAAGAAAAAGCTGCTGGGACTAAAGATGAAACAGAAACAGAAGAGACTGCAACTGCTAAAGCATCTGACTACGACGTCAAAATGAAGAGCATCATCAAGAGAATTGAAAGTATGTCAAAGTCATCAGATGAGACAGAGACTAAAGAGAAAGCTGCTAAGGAGGAAGAGGAAGATGAAACAACAAAGTCAGTTAAGACATCAGACTTAGATTCCTTTGTTGATACTCTTACAAAGTCTCTTGATACACTTGAAGGCAACTTTTCAAAGAGTGGAAAAAGAGCGCCTGGATTCGCAAAGATGTTTGTTGATATGATTAAGAACGACCCTGAAGTTCAAAAGGAACTACAAGGCATGATGAAAGAGCCAGGCTTCAAGAAGTCAATGCTATTCGGAGCACCAATAATGAGAACAAAAGATGGCCAAACATTCAGATTGACAGCAAGTGTCATGGGAGACGAAGTTAAGAAGTCCCAAGGCAATTCCGGAAAGACATTTAAAGATGTCTACAATTCAAACTTTTCTTCTTCAGCAAGTCGCGAAGAATAAAGCAACCCAGCATGTCGTCGAATGCTATTCCTGAGTTATGATGGGGACCTCGAAAGAGCCTAACATAACTTGGACAAGAAGTGGGTATTATTAATAAGAAAGACAAAAAATCTATGAACAAATCAAGATTAGATAGAGCTTTAGAGAGATTTGAAAAGGATGTGAATACAGCATTTGCTGGTCCTATCCCTACATCACTCTTAGCTCGACAAGATTTAGAGTCAGTTATAGTTGTTCTGTCTGACCGTGGAACACCATTCCGAGATAAGGTATCTCGTATGAAAGGTGATGGATTAGCTCATTTGTGGAATCAACGCACCAGTTTAGATACTGTTGCCAATGGTGTCGCTGGGTTAACTCAATTGTTCTACGCAGATGGACAACTTCCTAGCCAGCAAGACCCAACATACATTCAAAAGACAGCTGCTTACAAGTACCTCGGCACTACAGCAGTTATCTCCGGACCTATGATTGCGTCAGGCCGCTCTTACACTGACATCGAAGCTGAAGTTGCAGAAGCTGCTCTACGCCGAATTATTCAGGCAGAAGAGTGGGCTATCTTCAATGCAAGTTCCGCTGTTAATGCTTTGTCATTTGATGGATTTGACACTCAAATCGTTACTAACGTTATCAACAACGCTGGTGCTGCTCTTACAGTACTTGGAACTACAATTCCTGTACTTGATAGAGCCATTAAGTACGCAAGGAATCAAGGTAGCACGAAGTTAGATGCAATTTATTGCTCGTTTGGTATGCAAACAGTAATCAATCAAATTATAGCTCCTGCTGCTCGTTACTTCATTCAGAATGATGCAAACATTGATAGTCTTAAAGCTGGTGCTAACGTTGTTAGCTATCAGTCACCAATTGGGCCAGTTCCAATCGTTGGAGACTTCTTTGTTAATCCGGTTTTGCCATATCCTTACAATGCTGCTGGTTCATCCAGTGCATTCGGAAATAGTGTTTCAAGCATCTATCTCCTAAGATATGACGAACAGGGTGCTCAAATGGTAGACCTTGTTCCTATTGGACGAACTGAATTAGCAAAGATTGCTGATACTGTTCGCTTCTATTTGAACGAATATACCGTCTTAGCTCTTAAAGCTGAGCCTTGGATGGCAATGGTCACAAATGTTAGTGACCCTTACTAAGTAGTGGATGGGCATCGTGAAGACCCGCTTTCAAATCTTCATGATGCTCTAGAAAGCCTGCTACAAAAAACAGTATGAAAATAATAATCAACAATGAAAAAGCAAGCTCAATATTCTTTGATAACATATACTACGACACTAAGAAAATTATTGATGTCCCATTTTCGATAGCGATTCGTCTCTCGAAACTATTTGACATTACCTTTCATACAGACCCAGTCCCATATGACGCTGAGTTATTTTCAAAAGAAAAGAAATTCGCTTTTACAAGTGATATAGACCAAGTTTCTGGTTGGGGAAATGTCAGCTTTAATCTTTTAAAGAGCAGTTTAGACTACAAGATTGCCTTAACTGGAAGACTGTTTAATATAAATGATGGGAACATCATCAAAATGTCTAAAGATGCTCTAATGCCATCTGAGTGCATGGTCTGGCATGAGCAGCCAAAGGCTTCATGGCCAAATAGCCCATTTGCAAAGAATATTGCAATAATCCCATTTGAGACAACAGGCATCCCAAAAAGTTGGATTTCTAAAATAAACAAGTTTGACGCTCTATTTGTCCCATGCAAACAGAATATTGAAGCATTCAAATCAAGCGGAGTGACTGTTCCTATCGAACTTGTACATTGGGGAATTGATACTGATAAATTTAAAGTAATTGAAAGACCAATCAGAGAGACATTTACATTTGGAACGATGGGAGCATTAAGTATTCGAAAAGGGACTGATGTTTTGGTCCAAGCATTTCAGGAACAATTTCCTAAGCATCTTTATCCGAATGTTAGATTAATTTGTAAAACAAGTAATCCGTATTATCCGTTTATGGTTAAGGATGACAGAATTAAAGTAATGCTAATGCCCATCTCTCATGAAGAACTGATGGAAACATTCTTCAAGGAGATAGATTGTTTTGTGTTTCCAACAAGAGGCGAGGGATTTGGGCTAACTCCGCTTGAAGCATTATCAACTGGAGTCCCTGCAATTGTTACAGGGTGGTCGGGGCCAGAAGAATATATGACAGATGAGATAGGATGGACAATAAAATATTCATTGACCCCAGCTAAAGATTTTACAGACCATGTTTATAAGGAAGAATGCGGAGACTGGGCTGAGCCTGACCTTCAGCATTTAAAAGAATTGATGTTATATGCTTATGAGCATCAAGACGAGGTTAAAGAAAAAGGTAAGTCTGCTGCAAAATATATTAATGACAACTGGCAGTGGAAAGATAAAATAAAAATGTTTCACGATGCTCTCGAACAGCATCTTTAATAATTAAGTAGGAAAAAAGATATGATACCAAAAGTAGGAGATTATATAAGTCATAGTATTAACGTTCCGGGTGGAGGATTTGAATTAATACAGAGCGTCTCGTCAACGACATTGAATGGAATAACAACATATACAATCGTAACAGGATTAAGAACTGCTGCGATTAAAGCTCATCATATTACAGAATGCAGTCACGCAAAGAATCCAGAATCAGCAGGTGTTATCTATTGGATGGTTGGAAGTACGAATTAACATATGCAAGCAACGCCACTACAATCAGGGCACATTACGACAGGAAACAATACTCCATCAGGAGCTCAAAAAGTTGTCGCTGTTGATAATCCGTATATTACAGTAGATGATTTTTGTGCGACATACACTGCACAAGGTCTTGGAATTTCAATAACTGACCCTCTTGTAGTAAGCGGCGAACTTCAGAATGTAATCTTGCAAGCAAGCGCTCAAGTAAACAGGCTTTGTAATATGTATTTTGATACTCAGACGATTGATGAGACAACAACTGGCTTTAAAGTAAGACCATACAATCCTGAGCTTGTTTCTGTTGTATTCAATAATAGGCCATATCAGAAAGTCAATTCGATGTATATCCAAGTTCTAAAATGGTTTATTCAAATTGATGTTAGCGATGCATCTAGTTATTTACAGGATTTTTATGAAGATGGCTACTGTAGAATCGTTCCATTGCTAAGTAGTGCTGGACAAGGAACAGGCTCTCCACTTCCAGCTCAAATTGTTGACCATGTTAGACTTGGAGTTCTTTGGACTAATTATACATTTGGCTATGGAACAGCATTGACAGGACAATTGCTTGGACAGCCATCTGGAGTTAGTGATTTAAAGACATATCAGTCTCCAGTCGGAAATAGATTATGGGCGCCTAGTCAGACAGTTAACATATACAAAAACGCAGCATTGCTACCAGCATCAGCATACACAATCGATTATATAAATGCAAAGATTATTTTAACTACTGCTGTATTAAATACTGATGTCATCACTGCAGACTTTACAACAAACCAATCTCTTCCAGCCGATATAATTAAAGCAGTCGTGTTATTAACTGCTCATTTGATTGGTCAAGATTTACAGAATGCAACTGGAGCACAGAGTTATAACATTCAAACATGGTCTGTAAGTTATGGTGATGAGAATAAAGTTGAAAAGAGAGCAAAAGAATTATTATCCCCCTACACAAATAGGATGCCTAAATTTTTATGATGCAGGGAATATTCAATAGCATAGTTACAATTAAACGACGCCAGAGTGTCTCAGTTGCCTCTAGAGACATTCTTAACACCCCAACATATGGAACACCTACTACCAACTGGAGCACAATTTACACTAATATGCCTGCTCGTCTTGCTTTCTCATCTAAGCAGATTCAGTTCGCTCAGACGGGCGAAAGGATAACACCAAATGGGATTGCTTACATTCCACCGCAATATCAACTTTATCATGAAGACAGACTTATCACTTCCGACGGAATTGAATATATTGTTACTGGAGTCTCAATTGGCTATATTAATAACACTGTTGTGGACCACTATGAGCTGACATTGGAATTACCGTAATATGAAAAACGAATTTCAACAATCATATATAGCATTATTCCAGACTGAAACTGAGTTCTATAAGTCATCAGCGTTAACTGAAAAAGAGTTAGTCAGTATTCGTCAGTATATTAAAGCATTGGAAAAGCAAAAGGCTCCATCAAAGACAATTATTTTGCATTTGCAGAAGTTCAATCCAAAGCTTAAGGAATTATGGAAAGCAGAAAGAGTTTACTATACTGAAATTAAAAGAGCTGACTCTGAAATTGTTGCTGATGCTGGTGAAGAGCTAAAGATAAAAAGCTATCGAGCAATTCTTTCTAGGAACGCCTGCGAGCATTGCGTTAAAGCCCTGAAAGGAAAAATCTTTAAAGCAAATCAATTAGCAAAGAATGGCAACCCGCTAATTCCTATCCACCCGAATTGCTACTGTGTCTTAATTCCAGAAGAATAATATGAAGAAAAAAGCATTTGCAACAATTACGCCCCAGAGCATCGAAAAATTAACTCGTTCATTGTTGAATAAGATTCCAGCAGTGCATGATATTTTAGACGACAAAATGAATGCAATTGTGCAAGTGGTTTATACAACCGCAAGAGCGCGTCGACCAAAGTTATCAGCTCAGGAGATTAAAACAATCGGGCTTCCTCGATATTTTAGAAGACAGTCATCTGGAAAGATGAAAGAGTATCGAGCATCTGACCCAAATGCAAGTGTCGGAGTTCCTGTTGATACAGGGGCATTGCAAGAAAGCATTAAAAAAGAAGTTACTTGGTCAGGCGATAAAGTAATCGGCCGTATTTGGGCAGGAGAGAATATTCCGTATGCAAATGCAATTGAATATGGAACATCTAGAATTGAAAAAAGACCTTTTATGAGACCAGCGTATAATGAAAATTTGCAATGGATTAAGAAGAAATTTAAGGAGAAATCATCATAATGCTTACACTGCTAACAAACATTGTTTCAATCTTAATAGGAGATACGGCTCTTACAACAATTGTCCCAGCAGCGAACATTCTTGCTGGTCCAGTTGATATAACAACAGAAACACAAACAGGCTTATTGCTTCCGCAGATAAATGTTCATATTATTAGTGAATCTCAGAGAACAGTCCCACTGAATACAAGAGATACCATGGTTCAGATAGATATATGGTCGAGAAATAGCATGCTTGAAGTTATTAATATCTATGAGAGGATTCTTACTTTATTGTCATACCAATCTTCAAATCAAAATGCAGACCATATTTTTTGGGAGAAAATCAGCGGAGCAAATGACCAATATGAAAGTGATAGGCGGATATTCCATCGGTCGATAACACTTCAATGTTGGGTTATCCAAGGAAATTAAAGGCAAAAAGATGTTAGAACAAGTATAATTAAATAAAGAGTCGACAATTAATAGTTAATAATAAGAATTAGTTAAAATGACATTTCAAACACCCGGAACAAATGTGACTCCTAGAATAGTATTCAACGCTGGAACATTGGATTTCGGAAGTAATAGACTTGTAGAATTAGACAATCTTTCATTTGGCGTAGAGTATTCAACAATACTTCTATACGTTCTTGGCTCGATTAAAGGTCAAGATAACGTTCGTCATAGTGAAAAAGTTAGTCTTTCTGCTAAAGTTAAATCGTTCTCAGCAGAAGCTGACCAATTAGCATATGGGACGACTGTATCAGGGTCACCAATGACAGTTACTGTTATGGACGGACAACCGTCATTAACAAATCCAGTGCTTACTCTTACAGACAGAAACGGAAAGGAAATTCAGTACCAATTATTTAATGCAATATTCAAGAGCTCTAAAGTTACAGTCAAAGCTGAAGACTACGCTGAATTTGACCTTGAATTAGAAGCTTCCGATATTCAATTATTGTATACTGCATAATATGAATGATACGACAAATCAAACATTAATAAATCTGACAAATCCAGAATTTTCTATTGCTTTCAAAGATAACACGTATACTATTCGAAAAGCAACTTTAGACAAAGCAGTCGCGTGGCAACAGAAAGTAAAAGAACTCGCCAATGACCCTGCTGGTCAACAAAAAATAGTTGCTTTTTGTTTGTATATTATGCTGAAAGACAAAATCCCAGACTTGACAGAAGACGACGTGCTAAGCAATACGCCTGCAGACATTGACTCTATGGAGATAATGGTTCATTTAGGTTTCTTAAACTCGACCAATCTGGAACTAGCAAAAGCAGCAAAAGCAAAAGTGCTAAGCCGATTGACTATAGACAACTCTTCGTTGAAATCACCAACCGAACAGGTTGGACTCCCAATCAAATAAGGGAGTTAACATTTGACCAGATAAACGAATATTTAGAATATTGGAACTCTTCTAGTACTAAGAAGTCTGGCGATGATTTAGTAAATCCGGTATTTGAAGAATTGGAAATGTTTAATATGAGCAACGGGATTGGTCGACTACGGGTGCCGAAAAAATAAAACAGGCAGCCAATAAATTATACGATGGAAACGTTACAAATTTTAATCGAAGCAGATGCGTCTGGGCTAAAGGCTCAGTTTACAAATATCTATCGAGAGATAGAGTCTTTAGTCGGTCAAATGAACGGCCAAAGCGTCGATTGGGATAAAATTCTATCGGGCGCTATTACACCTGCCATAGTCACAGGAATTGCTGGCATGTTCGCCACTGCAATTACAGGAGCGATTGATATGCAACAACAGGTTTCTAACGTATTGAATTCGACAGCAGCTCAAACAAGCAATACTGCGGCGTCAGTTACAGGGAACATCTCAGATTTAGTTGATTCAACAGGCGACAGCATGGGTGACTTAGGTAGCCCATTCGCAGCAGCTATGAATTATTTTCAAGACTCTGGAGCAGCAGGCACTGCTTCTTTTACTGCAGTTGAAGATGCTGCTAACTTTGCAAAAAATCATGGCATAACAGACTTGAATAGTTTCATGATAAATGAGATTATTCCAACTTTTCAGGCGTGGGGTATCACGTCTGTTCCACAGGTTAACAATGCGTTTGAACAGCTATTAGCAACTGTCGGCAATGGAAATTTTATTCCCAGCGATTTGCTTACGATGATGGCTTCAGCGCAGCCGCTTTCTCAAGCAGGCGCTAACTTTGGCGATACAATAAATGAAATCCAGTCATTGTCAAAGCAAATGC